TCTCAAATGCTCGGATTCCGGGAGCAAATGGAAGGGCAAGCGAAAGATGGCCCTCGCGATATTCGTACTGGCAGACAGGTGCTTGATTACGGTGTAGGAGAGATCATCGCCAAAGTGCTTCCAACCGTACTGGAAGAAGGAAAAGTAAAGGGTCCCGCTGCTGTCGCGACCGCAAAGCTAAGGCTCGAGGCATACTTGGTTAACACCTCCGCCGTTGAAGAGGCGGACAGGAACATACGTCACGGCAAGCTACTCAGGAGCCTCATACTCGATGTCCTCAAGCTGAGAGAAAGACTGACTGAGATTGAGGCTGAAATCCGAACCCTGCGAACGGCTGACAGAGAGCAGCTTGAAGCACTGGGGTTGGGTGTGGATGGAAGGTTTGATGCAATAGCACTTCTTGGCAAGGAAGCCGAATTCATCGAGGGAGAAATCCTTGAACTGATAGAAGACCGACCAGATCCAGATAAGCCGGGTGAGAAAATCGAATCCCCAGTGAACAGGGAGAAGAGGCTTTTGGGTTACACGGGGAAGGCAGTTGAATTCTTCAGCCCAGCAGAGATGGAGGCGATCAGTAAACATGTTCGCGAAACAAACTACAAGCTGACTCCACGGGGGAAAGGCTTCCGTGATGCCTCCGCGATGGCAAGGGAAAGTAACACCTGGTTCGAGGATGACGCCGACGCCGCTTTTATTGGGCCGCGTAGAAAGACCCCGGTCATCCAAGCCTACCAAGAGGCGGCGGAAATGTTCTATGAATTCGCCGATGGAATGGTTCTCAAGCCACTAAATGACAGCGGGTACTGGTCTGATGAAAAAACCAATGAGATAAGAAGTGAGCGACGACAATACGCGACCATGAAGCGTCTTGTTGAAGATATCAAGGGTGAGAATTTTCCGGGCCTGCAAACATACGCCAGCAGGAAGGCACTTGCCAAGGCGCTCAGGGAAGATCCGCGAAGAAAGGGCAGCATGGCAGCAATGCTCATGCCCATTGACCAACTACTTGAAATAGCAGAACGCGCCCAGTGGGAGGCGCGAAGGAATATGGTCGGCAAGGCCATTGTGGAGATGATCCAATCAACCCAACAAGACCGAGTGCTTGCAGATATGAGTACGCCGGAAAGGCCGCCCAGGACATCGGCAATAATAGTAGAGAAGGAAAGCAAGGAAACCCCCTCGACAATGGTCGTGCGTATTAAGGGCAAAGAAAGATACTTTGACCCAACCGACAAGAAGGCTGCCGCTGCTTTCCTGGAACTTGGCAACGACGTAAGCATTGCCTTCCTGGAGCAAATCAACACCGTCCGGCAATTTTCACAAGCCCTCATCACGAACTCTTTGGGCTTTGTCTCGAGAGACATGGTCAGAAATACAGTTGACCGCTCGATAAAGTCGCTGGGCAAATCCAAGCTGTGGGACAGCTTCTATATAGGAAAGGCCGTTGGCGCAAAGGTCTTCAAAGGCAAGCCCCTCAAGGTGTCGTTTGAAGAAAATAGAGAAAACATGGACCGCTTCCGTGCGCTTGGCGGCAGTCAGATTGGGACTTATTACACATTCGGGGGCGAGGCCAAGTGGGACAAGACTCTCAGGAGAACCACAAGAGAGCTTGGCAAGAACCCCAAGAACGTTCTCACAACATTCGCTGACATCCACACGGAGTACCTGCGCCAAAAACGAAAGGTTGAAAACAATAATCGGCTGGCCGAATTCCAGCGCGTCACGGACATGAAGCGGGCTGAAGGCATGAACATATTGGACGCCGAAATGGAAGGCATCACGGCTTCTCGGGGCTTGATTGATTTCGCGGTCCATGGAGCATCCACCCAGCTTCTTACCAAGACCCTCCTCTTCTTTGGCGCAGCAGTCCAGGGCGTTCGTGTAGAGGTTGGGATAGTGAAGCGTCACCCCGCGAAGCGCCTCTTCAGTAGGCTGTTTTATTACGGCGTCCTTCCATCGGTCGCGCTCTATGCGTGGAATGCAGCATGGGACAGGGAAAGGGAATACTGGGAACTGCCAGATTGGAAGAAGACCTTCTTTTGGAACTTCTCGGTCCCCTTCTGAGACTACTGGGTTTCAATACCCAAGCCATATGCACTAGGGGCGCCGGGAAGCATTGCTGAAATGGCCCTGATGCGTTCGCGGGGCGCAGATGAAGCATGGAGTATGTTGGATGATATTGGCAAGACTGCCACGGGTCCCATTGCGGGGTTTCAAACATTCGGTGTATTTGGGGGACTTATCGAGCGAGCAACCGGAAGAAACCTCTTCCTTGATTACAACCCCGTCCCACACTGGGAACAATCGAAGGAGATATGGGCTCGAGATCAAGAAAAGATGTGGGACAGGACATCTGCTTGGTCGCAAACCGCCCTGGCCCGCAACATGGTCGATGTCGCCACGCTTGGCGGGGTGGCGGGAGAAGCTGACATAGAGGGGCTCAAGGACCCGAGGCGCATACAGTCTCTTTGGCGAACCTCGTTTGGCTCACTGGGCCGAGAGTGGGAGCAGGGGTGGGAAGCCTTCATTGCTCCGATGTATGACGATAAGAGGGACCTGTCCACGGCCAAGATTTCCTCGTTCCTCGAGTATTCCACGGGTGGCCTCCTTGATAAGGACCGGAAGGCCCGCTTCCGCTCCTTGGACAAGGTGTTCAAAATCGCATCCAAGCTCAAGAGGCGTCCCAGTGATGCTTTTGGTGACATTCATATTGATATCGTGAACTGGACCGAGGCAGAGGACCGCGAAGAGAGGAAGGTTTGGTTTAACCAATTGATGACAGACCTGGACTATTGGATTCCAGAGCTTCAAAGAAGGCTTGACGAAGAGAAGACGGCGGCGGAAGAAGAACAAAAACTGAGGTGATAAACCATGCCAAGACCAAGAAAAGATCCAACTGAATCAATCCGCATTCGCACCGACAGCAAGAACATGCTCAAGGTGATCGCAGAGCACTTCGACATCCCTGTCGTTGATGTGATCGAGAAGGTCGTCAACGGCTTTGCCAACATGGAAGAGAACGACAAGGCCCTCTGGCTGGGGCTCCAGGAGAGCAAGCTCCCCCCCAAGGAGATCCACGGCCTGATCATCGGGGACTATTTACAGAAGAAATTCAGCGAAGCATGAGTGAAAAAAACTCCCCGCCACCGTAAGGTGACAGGGAGCCGAAAGGGAGAAGATGAGTGTTCTTCTAATTAGCTTGTTCGTAGCTGTGCGCATCTCCACCAGTCCATGGTGATGGTGTTGTCGGCGCCACTTTCGGCGTGCGAACTGACCAGAAGGCTCATTTCCTCGCCTCCAGGGAAGTTAGTAGTGTCGCCAAGGTAAACCGTTGCGTCACCACTTTCTTTCCCAACATACGTCAAAAGGTCAGCGCCATTTTCATAGAAAGTGATCTGCTTGCCGCTGTCTGCATTGGGATCGTAAACGAAACCCAACTTGACGTAGGTGTCGGCAACCAGAGTTACGGCGTCCGCCTTGATGGTATCAAAGCCAGCACCGGTTTTCTGGGTGATGATGTCAAACTGGTCACCATCTTCTTCGTGGCGCAAAAACCCAAGAACGTCAAAGTCACCAATGTCGCCTTCGCCAACGCCAAAGTCAGCGGTGCCTGCGGCTTCTCCTGCAAGACCAACATAAAGCTGACCAACAGCATCGCTAATGGAATTGACCTTGACCCGCGCTTCAAACCAAAGCTTACCGCCGCCACCAGCAGAAGGGATGACAAACGGGGCACCCTTGGTGCCGCCAACCTGAAGAGAAGCACCTTCGTTGTTAGTAGTAGACTGGACTGCAACTTCGCCCGCAGAACTTCCCGCTACTCCGTCGATGGTGGAGTCTCCTTCAAAAACAGGATAGCCAGAAGGGTTAATTATGGTAGTAGCACTAGAGACATATGTATGGAAGTTGTCAAAGTGATGAACGCCGACAGAAGGGTCGTGCATCATTTCGAGCGTGGGACAGTCAGCCCAGATAACTGGACTGGGATACGCCGTCGTATCAGTTGGATCTTTGTATTGTGTGTAATTAGGCATTAATTAACCTCGTCTTTCTTAGACAGCCAGTGAACTCGTACCAAGGACGAAGTTACGGCGACGGTCGGTACACATGAGGTTCATGGTGCAATCGACGAATGTTTGGAAGACGGTGTGCTGATTGGGAGCAGTGGAAGGACCATCTTCCTTCATGTACTCGCCAGACAGGAATACCGGCTTGAATACGCCCCAGTTGATTCCGTAAACCGGATCGCCTGCGGTGTTCTCAAGATGCGGAACCCAAGTCACGGGGACTTGACGGAACAGCAGTCTGCCATCCTTGGACGCGATGTCATTTCCGAGGTTGTCGTTCTGGGCTTCCAGGACTTCCTCGAGAGGACCAATCACGTTGTAGTTGGTGTAATACCCGTAGCGTGATCCGGTGTTGTATTCCGGGATATCTACGGGAGACTTGAACTGCGTAAAGGTCGCAGCCTTGCGCCAGTCACGGATCAGGTCGGTCGAACTGACAGCAGCGTATCGTGCTGAGTAGTTCTTCCAGTTCGTGTAGGTGCTGGGGTTGAGATCAGCAACGGTACTGCCGAATGCAGCGCCGCCAGTGAAGCCCTCGGTGCCACCAGAATTAGTGACGACCCAATACTTGACGCCGTACAGCTTTTCATTGTCATTTGCGTCATCCGGGCGGCCCCAGAAGCGCGTTTCCATGTGCGCTGCAAGATCGATCATCGCATCGGCACGACGAATCTTGACCAACTCGACGATGCGAGCGGGATCACGGTTCATTGCGACTTCGCGACGTTCGATTGCGTAGGACGTTGTCAGGTGGCGCCAGGGTGCAGACGCTGTCTGCATGACATCACCGACGTTCACGGAGTCAACCGCAAACAGTCCCGTGTCCTTGGCTGCACCGCTGGTGTCAACCATGACGTTCCATTGGATTCCATAACCGCTCTGATATGAAACCTTCTCAGCCTGAAGCACTTTGGGGAGTGCAACATACTCCTGAAGGTCTGATGCAATCTCCGTCCAGCGGAGAGGGCCCAGGTCCTTTTGGGTTACCTTGATCAGATCGGCAATATCGTCAGCTTGAAGAATTGCCATTTGTTACCTCGTTATTCAAACGACTCCGAGACTGAACCAAGCAGTCCGCGCTCCCGCATGAGCTTGGCCACGCTTCGCTCTGCCTCCTTTGACGGAGAGAGCTTGCGACCAGTGCGCTTGGTCGGTCGGTTGGTCTTCTGGTTCTGGCGTTTAGCCATCTTGGAGTTGATTTTCTTTTCCGCAAGCTCCTCGAGATCATCTGTGAAGACCACCTTCACTGCCTGATTCAGGAGCCTATCTGGGCTTGGAACTTCCTTGCCCAAGTTCTTGTAACCAGCCTTCAAAAGGTCTACCTGCTCCATGACCTTGCTACGGTTGGTCAACTGATCGCCATCGCTTAGTAGGCTTGACGGCCCAGTCCCCAGGAGATCGGAAAATTTGCCATCGACCTCTTGGAATAATGCATCGTGAGATGCGCTACTGAGCGCCATTTCCAACGTCACAATCTTGGCGTTCAGGGCTTCCGTGACCTTCTCCAGGGACTTGAATTGATTAACAATGTCAGGGTCCCAGGATTCTTCGTCAATGGATGCCTTGAATGTGTCACCAACGGGCTCTTCCGCACTTGGTTCTTCCGTTGGTGTGGGCTTCATGCCCTGCCTCTCTAGCAGTGAGAGTGCTTTCTTCAGAGCTTGCGGATCACTCCGGAATCCTTCCAGAGACTCATCATCAATCCCCAATTTCTTGGCGGACTCAAAGATGGCCTCGTCATTGTTGTTTGTCGCTGCCTCGAGAACCTCGGCAACGTCTTCTTCCACTTCAGTAGTCTCATCATCTGGTTCTTCAAGTTCCTTTTCCCAATCGACAACTTCAGGCTCTTCAAAATCGAATGGGCCATCCGGATCCACGATCTCAGCCTCTGCCTCAACCTCTACTTCTTCGACCTTTTCTTTCTTCTTTGCCACTTTAGTCTCCGTAGCCTGCATTTCTGTCGCGAAGGCCGTGTGCTTTCAGGTACTTCTGCCTATGCCCTCGTGACTCGAAGATTGCTTGCCCTGTCTGTGAGTCAAACCTCGTTGGAACGCCTTTTCTTGCCGCGTTTTCGGAGGCTTCCTTGATTTGGCTTGGGTGAACACCGGCAGCATCAGACTTCATGGGCCAATTACTGCAACCACTGACCACTCCAAGCTCCGTTTCGTAGTCTCTGTCCCATATAACGCCGTCATTATCGACAAACGACCCGTCTTGGCGTGTTCTTTTTTCCAATTCGGCCACAGTCCAATGCTTCTCAGTGGCCATTCCGGTCTTTTTGTCACGAAAACAGTAGATCATCCGCCAGTTGCCTTTCTCATCTCGGCTTCCTGGGGCTGACTGCCCATGAGTGCCCTCGACATGACGTTATCCCTATCCGCACGCCCCATTCCGCCCACATTCTGTCTCAAATAACGTCTTTCTGTCGGTCCACCCGCTGCTGATGGGCTTTCTGGCTCCATCATGGGCATTGATTCGTTGATCAGGTCCCTGATTTCGGGCACGTTGGAGTATTTCGCTGACAGTTCGATGAACTTGTCGAAGTCGATGGTCTTTCCCTGTTGATTCATCACTGGGGAGAGTGGCATGAGGACATTCGAGAGCATGGCATTGAGGGTTTGGAGTCGCTCTGCTGGGCTCCTGCTCTGCATGGAGAACGGAACAATGTCGATTTCATGCTCATAGAAGTCGCCTTCGCGGTCATCTGCACTGAATGAGGTGTCTATTGCGAGGGTTTCGGAGATTTGGCGCGAAACCTCGTAATCACTGACCGGATCATGCCAGAGATACCACCCCATGGCGCGAACCACATCACGAACTGCGTTGCTCGTGCGCTCCTGCATGTCGATGATTCTCTGACTACTGCTCGAGCGGACCATTTGTTCCTGCCCAAGGGTGTCGGCAACAGGGGAAAGGCCAGCCAGGGTGTCCAGGTTGCCGCCCATGTAGGAGAACATGTCCCTCACCTGGAGCAGGAATGCCAGACTTGACTGGTCGATACCGCCATACTTCATCTCCTTGGTCGCCTCGGGGCGGTCGGAACGGATCACATCGCCGTCATCAGCATTGATGAGGCGCTCGCCATCCGCCTCGGCACCAGATTGGACCACCGTGATCGTCTTCTGTCGCTCTGCCTGTCGCCCCAACTTGCGGAACATCCTGTTGGAGAGGTCGTTCAGGTCCGTGAGGACTGAAACCGGGGGGAGGGGCATGATGCTGCCGGGGACATCGTTGTATCGAAGGAGGTGAAATGGCCCATATTCGGGGCCATCCCAGTCACTCTCGCTCAGGGGCTCCTTATCGGAGATCGATCCATTGTCATTTGATGCCAAGAGGACCATTCGGTTCTCGATTGGCAACCAAACCTCCCACAACTCCACTGTATCGAGATAGTAATCCTCGCCAGTGCGGGCATAGCCAGATGTGATCGATTGGACCTTCTGGTCACCCTGCTCATTCGTCGTCGAGTAGAACCCGGTCGGCTTGATCTCCTTTGCACGATCCTCGGGGATCAGGCCACTCTCAAGTGCCTCGTCGTAAGGAACAATGAACCGGTTACCGGCAAATTGGACATCTTCCCAACGCGATGCGTGAATATCGAAGACGAAGTCGTCAAGATCGACTATGTCGGCATATGGCTGCCCTGCATCATGGAGAATGCCATGACTCGAGGCGTGGGCACCGCCAGAAATTCCAACTTTCATTATCCCAATTGAAAATAGTGCGTCAAAGACCCAAAGCTGGAGCGTCCGGTCGAAATCGATCTCCCGGAGGGTCTTGTTCACGGCAAGCTCGAAGCGAGCCGAGATGTCCTCAAGCTGCGGGTTGGTGGATACGACAGTCACCTGCGGATTCGCGGCAGCAATCTGCCTGCGGTAGGTGTTGATCGCCAATTCCAGGAAATTGACCGGCATCCGGTCCTGGGTCCCGCTGTTGCTGTAGTTGTATCCCACATATTCGCGGACAGCTTCCAGTCGCCTTTCGCGATATGGCTGAAGCTTGCGGCGGGCATGTTCAATTGCGCCTGTCAGTTGCTTGATGTCTGTTTCAGCCATTACCAGTAGTTCTCCTGAATTTCCTGCTTCCTTCGGCGCTGCTGGCGCCACGCAAGGGAGCCAACCGGAATATCGACGATTGTCTCTATCGGCTCAACGCGCCTTGTTCGCATACCTCGCCAACAAAGTGCGTCAGCCGTGGGCCTGTCGCCATGATTGTCCTTCGCGCCAGATGGGTCGATGCTCCTGAACATCTTGCTGTGCGTGATCCAGCCATTCGAGGAGAAAATGATCTCCTTGCACTCCTGCAATGCCCACTGGGATCGGTTCAGGAACTTCCTCGTCATCAATGCTGCCCGGTACTCCCCGTAGATCGCCCTCTTTTCATCCTTCGTCGGCCACCACCCAGGAATATCCGACTGCTTCTTACCGATGCTTGTTTCATTGCGTCGGTAAAAGATCCTGCGATACCCCATGTCCAGGACAGCGTCACCAAAATTCCTTCCTGGACCAGGAGCCTCCCAAACAAGAAACGCCCCTTGGTCGTTCGTGCCCTTAAAAAACTTCGCCAAAGCAACTGCATACTGTGCCAACTCCTCGGGTCGAGTGTTCGGAGAAACGAACTCCGCAAC